AGCTGCTGCACCTGCACAGGCTGCTGTACCACCTCCTGCACCAGCCCCTGCACCTGCTCCATTACCTGCTGCTGCTCCTGCTCCTGCACCCGCTCCTGCTACTGCTAAAAAACCAGCACCAAAAGTTGGTGATGTAGTAACTCATGAAGGTAAAAAGTACAGATACAAAGGCGGCGATCCTAACAAACAATCTAATTGGACGGAGGTAAAGTAACATGGCTGCTCCTTGGGAACAACAATACGAAACAGAGACACCTGTTTCTAAAAAACCTGCTAAGTCTGTACCTCCTCCAGCAGTTGCCGAGGCCCCTGTAGCATCAGTCCCTGCTCCTGCGGCTTCAGAGGCTGATATACGTACTCAATTTAGCAACGAATTTGAGAGAGAAAAAGCAAGGATGAAAGCTGCACAAGTGCAATCTGCAGAACAAATGCAGACTGACACTCCATTGCTCAATTCAGCATTGTTAGGCTCTCCTCCTGCTTTGATTGCATATGGTGCTGCTGCTGCTTTAGCTGCCTCAAAAGTTTTACCTCCAGTTGTTAACGCTATAAAAAATAGGTATTTGTCTTCATCCCCTCAGAATAATTTATCCAATTTTCAAAACTATTTGGATACCAGAATTGAACCTCCTTTGGGAACTCCTGCTGCACAATCTAATGTTCTAAACCTTGATGATATTAAAGCTAGGAGGATGGCTGGCGTAACTTCAGATCCAGTATTGAGTGATTCAATTCTTCCAAGAGCTGCACCAGTATTTACTGATCCAGTCTTTGGAACACCAGAAATTGATAACAATATCTCTGCCTATCAGCAAAAAGTTCAACCATTTGCAGGAATAACTCCTGCTGGACCATCTTTTGTAACAGCCCCTACTCCTACTCCTGCAATAACTCCTGCTCAAGCAGCACCAGTTACTTATGTACAGCCTGGGCAATCTTTTGTAACTCCTTTAACTGCTCCAGAAACAACACCAATTACATCTAGTGCTGCACCAAATTCCGATGCTACAAAAGCAGTTACCGGTCTTTTAACAGAAGAAATTAAAGCAGCAGGCGCTCCTGAAACAAAAGTAGCAGGTGCATCTGTTCCTGAAACAACTGTTGTCCAACCAGTTTCTCCTCCTGAAGGTGCTGCTCCTGCTTACAACCAACGTGTTAAAAAAGCAATGGAGGGTGTCCCTGAAAGTGTTAAAGCAAAATATGCACAAGAAGGAAAAGTTGTTCTTAAGGGCTATGGAGTAGGAGATAGAAGTCTTACAAATACTTACGGCCCTGAAGCTTATGCAAAAATAATTGATTATTTTAATAATGGGCAACCTATTGGATCCGATGCCAATTACCAAGCAGTTCAAAAGAAAATTAACAAAGGTATTCCTTCTTCTTTAGCGGCTGAATTTGCTACAAAACTACCTGGATCAGAAGCGGAAGCAGGTAATTTTGGTAAATCATTTGGTGATGTTGGCGCTTATACACCAGAAGGAAAAGTTGTTACTTCTCCCGCAGCAATGAAGAATGCTGTTGCCAAAGGTGGTGCAATATTTCTTGCCGCATCTGTTCCAAATGCTCTTCTTGCTGCTCAACAAGGCAATTACGGTAAATTGGCAGAATTGGGCTTTGATGTAGGAACATCAGCTATTCCTTATGTGCAAGCTGCTCTTACCGCACTAACAGGAACTGGTGCAAACGCTCCTACTTTGCGTTCTGATCCTTATGCTGAAGTACTCAATAGACCGGGTGTTAGACAAACATTGCAAAGCATGAGTCAAACAATGTCTCCATCTCAGTTCAATGTTGCAAGAGATCAATACCTATCTAAAATCTCTCAATTTCCTGAGATCAATACTGCACGTGTTACAAAGCCAATAATTGGTTCTAGCCGTCCTTTGAATCCAAACACTTTGCTGCCCGTCCCTCCTCCTCGATAACCTTAACTGGTAAACCAACATGACTGACGATGATTTCAAACGCTTAGAAAGCAAAGTTGACAAGCTGACCGATGCTGTTGGCAAGTTGATTTTGTTTGAGGAACGCCAAGCCACCCAAGGCGAACGCATTGGTAACGTGGAAGTCAAGATTGGCATCCATGAATCTGCATTGCAGCGCGTTGACCGCAAGATAGACCAGTGGGTAAATCGTGGTGTTGGCGTCTGGGCAGCAGCAGCTATTGTCTATTCACTTGTACAGTTCTGGAAGAAATGATTGACCTTACAAAAGCCATAGGAGCCGTTGCAGCAAGCATTGCAGCCATTGGTGGGGGCTACACCCTTGCCGACAAGTTTGGATGGTTTGACAGGGCCATTCTTGAGTGGCATCCAGAGCATTTCAAGATCGTAGCTGAAGCAGGAAAGCCTATCAACGTCACTGTTGCTCGGGTCAAAAAGCGTGATGATTGCTCTGTAGAAAGTTTCACCCCAAGTGTCCGTGACGCATCAGGCATGGTGCATGAAGCAACTACTACAGCAAGCAAATTTAGTGGTCCAGCAGGGCCAACAATTGATACGTTCACCTACCAATTGACGATGGTGAAAAAAGAGAAGATTGCACCGGGTGCAGCAACTCTGTTGGCAACCATCAAATACAAATGCCCAGAAGGGGAACGTGTTGTTCAATACCCCCGCCATGCCAATCTTAGTTTTGATCTGAAAGGCTAATCATGCTGACCCTACTATCAACCCTGATCAGCTTCCTGGCTGGTGGTTTACCAAAGCTACTCGGTTTCTTTCAGGACCGTGCTGACAAGAAGCATGAGATGGCAATGGCTCAACTCCAGATCGAGCGTGAACTAGAACTCCGCAAAGCAGGCTTTGAAGCACAGCAAAGGGTAGAAGAGATCAGAATAGAAGGCCAGATGATAGAAGCAGAGGCATCGGAACGCACTGCTATCTATGCTCACGACATTGCCATAGGTCAGGGTGCATCACAGTGGATGGTCAACCTACGGTCAGGTGTACGTCCATTGCTGACATACGGGTTCTTCCTGCTGTTTGCTTTTGTTGAGATCGGTGGGTTTGTCTATGCCTGGAATCATGGGATCTCTTTTGATGTGCTGATTGAGAAACTGTGGGATACCGATACCCAATTGATCTTTGCTTCGATCATTAGCTTTCATTTTGGTGGCAGGGCATTTAAAGGTGGAAAAGATTGAAAGTCTCTCAACGGTGCAAGGACATGATCAAGCACCATGAAGGTGTCAGATACAAGCCATACCGTTGCCCTGCTCGACTCTGGACAATAGGAGTAGGCCATGTTCTCTATCCCATTCAGGGTCGTTTACCTTTGGATCAAAGAGACTCTTACTCATTGCATCCAGAACATAACCGGACGTTTTCCAAGGATGAAGTAGATGGAATCCTTAGTGCTGATCTCCAGCGATTTGAAGCTGGGATTGCCAAACTTTTTCCTATGGTACTTACCCAAGGTCAGAATGACGCTCTTGTCAGCTTTGCTTTTAACCTTGGTTTGGGCGGCGTACAGCGAAGCACCCTCCGTCAGAAGGTTCTGCGGGGTGAGATTGAAGAAGCCTCCAATGAGTTCCTGAAATTCACTAGGGGCGGTGGAAAGATTCTGCCGGGGCTAGTCAAACGCCGTCAAGACGAACGCTCACTGTTTTTATCCTGAGTAGATTCATTGCATCCCGCAGGTCTTGACGCAGTTGCTCAAGTGCCTCCTGCTGGGCTTGAAGTCTTAGGTAAGCGTCCAGGGCGAACCTGTCCAGTGTCGTTCTCTCCCAGGCTGCAAAGTTAGGTAGATCATCCATTATTTTCCTTTCGGTTTAGGGCAGTCTTCAGGAGGAATAACAGCACACCAGATAGCCGTGGCAGGAATTCTATGTTGTGCTTTCAACCAACGATCAATGTAAGTGTCAGGCATTTCTTTCAATGCTCTGCGAATGGTGCAATCGTTTAAAGACAGTTTCTCTGCAAGTTCCATTGCACTTAAACCATCTTGATATTCGTGAAGTAATTTGCGGATGTTTGAATGTTGCGAAACGCTCATGGTCGCTTTCTTGGAAGAGGAGCCCAAAATTCCCAGAACCGTGTTTCACCGGGTTTGTAGTAATAGTGACCAAGGGTTGCCACGCCTGATCTGCCAAGCAGAAGAATCTTGACGCCTTGGGGTGCACTGTCAATCGGTATCCAGAAATAATTATCTGCAACAACGGCAGTCTGTG